GACTGTAGAGCTTGTTGGAATAAAGATATAAAAAATATAAGTTACGGAAAGCATTAAATTTGACCTGGTTTTTTCAAGAACATAAATGGAAATGGAGATACGATAAAAGCGACAAGCCACAAGCAACAAGTCGCAAGTCGCAGGCGCCTATATTTAGGAAGCTACAAGCAACAAGCTACAAGCCACAAGCTACAAGCAATCAAGATACGAGCCACAAGCTTCAAGCGACAAGCAACAAGCCTCATCTAACTTAAAGCCACAAGCAACAAGCTGCAGGATACTAGTACCTGGAAACATTTTGCAGGCACCATGAGTCCTGTGCCTGGTAATGATAAAACTATTCTGTGGATGTCTTAAATGGAAACTGATTTGATGTGCTGAGAGATTAATTTTGTTAGCAGATGTTAGCTTGAGCTCAACAGTGAAAAACTTGCCAGAAGTATTATAGCCCAATAGATCGGGAGTACCCAATACGCTAGTATTTTCCAGTCTAGTCCACGAAATATGTGGAGTAATTTTCTTAAGATCATGCCATAATTTTGTTTCAGGTTTCATCAAATAATGATGCTAACAGATGTTTACAAAATCAACTTTGGTTTACCCATTTTGGCTAATTCTTCATGTGTATTTATCACTAAACGATGTGTCTCTCTAGCACCTAAAATTTTATTTTCAACTAAATTAATTGATTGGACATCAAAATGTCTGCCGTCTGGTGTTCGTACTTGTACACGAGCATCTTGGGCTACACTAGATTTTTGTTTAGTTCCTAAAAATCTTTCAAGGACTGGCATTAAATCTCTACCTTTTAACATTCTTTTCTAACTCCTGTATTCTGTTGGTTAATGTAGCAACATCATAAGACAATAATGTATTATCTCTTTTTAACTCATTAATCTCAGAGCCAGCTTGTCTACATTTATTTTGTAAAAATTGTTTTTGTTTAGTCAACATTTCAATGAGTAGAGTAAGATCACCTTGACCTCTGTCTTCTTTTATAGAATGTATAACCTCATTTTCGTAGGTTTTATCTTCGTCTTTCATGTTTGACTTTATAAGACAATATACTTATATTGTCAATTATGAACGTAAAAGAGAAAAAGAAGCCAGGGCTACCAGCAAGGCTTACTCCCATGCAAATGAAATTCGCAGAGTTATTGGTGTATTTTGAAGGTCGTAAATATGCTTATGAGTGTGCATTAGAAGCTGGCTATTCAGGTGGTAAAAGTGATAGTGAAAATACATTGGGTGCTAGAGTTGAAGCAAGTAGACTACAAAATCCAAAACTATTTCCTCACGTTGTTAAGTACATAGGGGATTTAAAAGAAGAACGTAACAAAAAATACGGCATTAATTATGGTGGACATTTAACTGAGCTCGGTAAAATTAGAGATCAAGCATTAAAAGATAGATCATATTCTGCTGCCACTGTAGCAGAGAAAGCTAGAGGCCAAGTTGGTGGTCTTTACATAGAACAAAAAATTATTAGAACAGGTAAAGTTGAAGACTTAACTGAAGAAGAACTAGACAATAGAATAGCAAATATTGTAGACGATAACTCTAGAATCTTAGAAATAAAAGAAGATTCAAATAAAGATCCTAACGAGATTAAACCTAAATTACCTTTAGCTTAATTAATTTTTTTAATAGACTGAATTACAGAAGTTGGAATTATTGTAGTGCTGCCAATATTATCAAATGTTGGACTATCTTTAGACAATATATAATCACTAAATATTCTAGTAATACCTTTGCTTTGACTTAATAGATAACCTTTAGATACACATGTAGGTAGTTTTTCTTTGTTTAAATCTTTTGTGTTAGACCAACCCGCATCACCTTCGATATCAAGCCATATTATCTCTACAAATGGGTAAGACTCAATCTTGTTGCCTAAAGATTTTATATTTAATGGGATAGTTTTTTTGTTTTTTATTTTTCTTTTGCTTTTTTTCTTCATAGTAAAGACCTGGGTTATGTTTTTTATTAAACTCTTTTATCCAATCAGATTGACCACACCAGTTTCTGTTTCTACCTATCATATCCCAACCCCTATAGCATTTCTATAAATTTTTTACCATATTTGGAACCCAAAAGTTCCTCAGAGCCCCTAGACGCTCTAGAAGTGTTGTATAAGAAGGCTGATCACCTCAACCCCAGATCACCTCTGTTTTGAAAAACCCTTTTAGCTAAAACATGTATTCTCAAATTACTATAGGGAGGTGATGAGCCCCGTAAAACCTCACTTTTTGTAAAAGTGTGATATATATGTCACTATAAACAGTCCACACAATACCTTGGATCCCTGCTGCTTGTCCATTTGTACAAGGAATTTGTACAATTCTTAGCTTTACAAGTTAAAACACCCTTGTTGCTGGACGCTTGGTCCTGGTCCCTTGTCTCATGTTCCTTTTTATTTTGTAATGACTGTCTGTAGCTCGCATCTAGGTCACGTTGTTCTTGTTGTAATTTATTAAACATGTCCTTATCCCTCGTCATCTTGATTAGCTATCTCCTGCAATAACATTATCTTATTTTGTGCATGAGATATTATACCAAGATGCTGTTCAATTCTACCATAAAGTCCAGTCAGTTGATCTGTAGGTGCTAAATTAGTTTCAGCTTTCAATAATTGTTTCATTGATTTTTCCTCTTCCATCATGATAGTGTATTGTCTTTTTATTATTTCACTTACTATTTTTTTGTTCATAGTATCTTTCCACCCTTTCTAAAAACTGATTTTGATATTTAATAAACTCTTTACCATTTACAGTAAACTTTTGAAAATAGTTGTCTGGGGTGCACATCAGCACTACACCCTGAGTTATGTCGGTATTGTAGACTTGGTTATGAGCCATCGCATAAGCACCTAACTGCATAAAATAGTCATCAATCCATTGTCTTTGCTTAGGTTTATTAGATTGTTTAAAATCTATTATACTATCTTCATAGTCATAAACGCCAACCAAATCTGTCTGGCCTGCATATTTACCAGGGTAATATAAAGTTACCTCTGATCCCCATACTTCGCCAATATCTTTTAATCCTTTCTCAATTATAACATCAGCCATAGCTTTAGCTGTTTCACCTTCTGGTGTTAGATCTAAATGTCCTTCTCCAAGTACATGTTTTTCTAAATGTAAGTGCATGTTAGTACCCCGTGCAGCAGATGTATCTCTTATTCTCTCTGCCTCCACATTACCCACCCGAGCTTTCCACCTATCGAGAGATGCCTTTTTCTCGTCACTTTGTGTAGCCCCGAGTATAGTTGTAACACTTGGTAATTTTTCTTTACCAATGTCGTAGAGTCTTAAACCATCTGTTGTAGATCTCGTACAAGGTGGATAGTTGTAAAGCTTGTTCCACTTCATATCAATAAGCCTACAATCAAACCTAAACAAAACATAATTTTATGTGGGTGATCTATCCAGAGTAATTCTAGTTTAAATCTTATCTCGTTTATTATATCCATAACCATCCTTTCTGTTGCCGTATAGTTTTTGCCATGACCATGAAGTCAAAGCTGTTGAGTAATGATATATTATTTTTAATAAATATCTAGCCATGTTTCCGTCTCCTTCCAAAAATTGTTCTCCAACACCATGATCTACATATAGATATGGCTGTAAAAATTACTGCTATGTGAAAACTTTCTAAGACTGTTGGATGCAAATCAAAGAAAGGAAATATAAATAACTGTATCATTGTTGACAGGATTAAACCACTGCCAACATCTACACATGTTTCAAATAAATTTCGCATTTTAGAAACCATTTCGTTGATCCAATATTTCTAAGTCTTTTTCTTTTTCGGCTTCGATGATGGCGTTGCCGATCTCTTGGACGATTTTCGGGACGATAGAATTTCCCAATGCCTTAAGTCGGTGTACCCGCCCGGATACCCCATGAGCCACTCTACCCACGTCGGGTTCAGACTGCCACCAGCTTGAGTCGAAAGAGCTGTACCTCCCTGGCTGTACTTCTGTTTCCTGTGATGCACATCGTCCTGTACTGGAGTCGACCATAGTTTCGCCACTCTCTCCTCTAGTCTGCCTTTGTCCGTTCCTCTCTTTTTGATATTGTCCATGTCTTCCGACATCGCTGCCGATGCTCTCGGAGTTGGAAGTAGTTCTTTTAATCTCTCCTCTGCTACCTTCATCCCCAGTGTATGTCCCCTGGTCT